CGCTTCATGCCTTCAAACTCTAAACATGAATCGATAAAGTCGGCCCACTCATAATCTTGAAGGTCTAGAGCATTCCAGTACTGGCGCGAGAGGTCTTGTAGTTTTTCTTTTGTCATGCCCATAGCATAGCAGAAAAAACGAAAAAGTCAAGCTTATCGCAAAGTTTTTTAAAGTTTTTTAAAGTTGCGTAAGTCGTTGAATACCAAGCACTTACGACGCGGGCGGCCCGCCCGCCGTGTAAGTCGTTGACTTGCAAGGACTTACGTCACTCGGATTCGTAGCCGTCAAACCAGCCGTCACCGTGCGCATTATCGCGGCGCGGTTTACTGAGCCCGCCAAGCTTTGAACTCCGTCTCAGTTATTAGCTCGCCGTTAACCCAATACTCTTCACGGCCATCCGAGTGGATCACCGCTGGCCCGTTTGCATTGTGCAGATTGTCATTTATCCGATACTCCTTACTACCATCTGGCCAGACAATCGCTGGACCGTTTGGATTGTGCCGCTTGCCGTTGATGTAATACCATTCGTAGCCGCTAGCGCAGACAAGCGCTGGTCCGTTTGGGTTGTGTAGCTGGCCGCTAGCGTTGTAATGTCTGATCGTGCCGTAATTGTCTTTCTTAACTGTTAGTATTTCTTTGTTCATAAGTACAGTATAGCGGAAGAAACGAAAAAGTCAAGCTTATCGCAAAGTTTTTTTAAAGTTTTTAAAAGTTTTTAGAGTTACGTAAGTCGCTGAATGCCAAGCACTTACGACGCGGGCGGCCCGCCCGCCGCGTAAGTCGTTGACTTACAAGGACTTAGGAGAGCTTAAGAGTGTTTCGCAGTTTCACGCTCACGCTTCGCAGCTTGGCGCTCGCGATGAAGACGGCCTAGCTCATCTAAGCGGCGATCTAAAGAGGCTAAACGTTCTTCGCGGTAGTAGCGCGAAGCTGTAGCAGCTGGTTCTTCGTGGCGGAGTTCGTAGGCGAGTTCTTCTCTTTTTTGATTTGTCATGATTTTTCTAACGGTTATTTGATTTGATCGAGAGGGAGGCGCTTCATGCCTTGAAAGTCTAAGCATGAATCTATAAAGTCAGCCCATTCATAATCTTGAAGGTCAATAGCATTCCAGTATTCGCGCGATAGGTCTTGTAGTTTTTCGTTTGTCATTATGTTTATAGTGTATTTATTTTTATGCGATTGTCAAGGCTTTCTTAAAGTTTTTTTCCATTATTTCAACTTTTTTTGCACCGTAGACCAATCCCCAACTAGCGGGTTCGATTTCAGGGCTAAGCTTACGGTTATGAATGTAGCTAGAATAAGTGAGGTGATCGACTGCGTCGGCAATTAGTTTTTCTGTGTCCTTCATTATGCTTTAAGCATAGTGGCGGCAAGTCGCCAAGTCAACCCCTAACCGAAAAAAAAATAAAATATTTTTCTAGGATACCCCCCTACCATTGTCAAAAAATGCAACCTAAGAAAACACAGAACAAGCGGGGGGGAGACTTTCTTCAATCTCCAAACACATTTTCACGATTGGAAACAACGGCGGAGCGTCCGCGCAAGCACCCCCCTTTTCTCAGAAAACAGACGTACTTCTTTCTTGCGGGCAAATAAAAAAAATAAAAAAAATCACCACCTCTTTTTCTCAAACCTTAATGTCTCGTCTCCGAGAATACTATAATACTTGTCTTCGATCCTATTACCCTTAGACCTATTTTCCCTTGCGCCAAGGTGCTGCAGGTTCCAAGGTACGTGCAAACCGCAAAAGAACGAATGAACCAAAGGAAAGATGTGGTCAACGTGATTATCTTGGGCGCGGGCATATATTTTTTTAATTTCATTCTTATGAAAATCAGAAAGAAGGATGTTTTTGGTTCTTCCTTTTCTCATTTGTGCTTTCTCAATGTAATATGCTTTTTCCTTGTTGTAGTGTCTGCGGTTTGACCTGTTAGCCCTCAATCTTTGTTCGCGCAACCACTCATGAGAGACCCACCTTTCCCTTTCACCTCTATATTTATAAAAAACTAAAGATTTGTCGGGGTGTGGGTCTCCCATTCTATACCTCACGATCAATTTAAGCCCAACTTCTGTGCGATTTCGTTTGCCCCAAAAATAAGTTCGCCGCCGTCCGTTACCAGCGTGGGTACTGTGCGAATGTTATTTTGAGTAAAAAAATCGGGATCAACATCCATATCTTTAAATTCGACCTTTACCCCAGAACTTTCGATTCTGGCTTTTAATGTTTTGCATGGAGCGCACCATGTTGCTGTTGCTAGTTTCATAATATGTGTTATCTACTGGGCGATTGAACGGTATTCTGATCAAGAAATTCCCGCAGTTTTCCCTCAAATTCGAGGTGACCTTTTGCCCATTTGTGAGCGTCTGGATCGAGCGACATTCCAAGTCCGTAGATTATGTCGTTCACGAACGTTTCAACGGTATAGTTATCAATCCCGCTCTGCTTCTCATACGTGTTGATGTAGTCCTGCAAATACTTGATGGCTGGTCTAACCCCATCGCGCAAAACAAGTCGGTGGGCTTCAGCAGAACCCTGTTCGGGGTTTTCTTTTGTATTCGTGGTTTGTTTGTGTCTTGTCGGAGTTCCAGAACTTGACCTCTCTCCAGCGGAAAAGAGTGCTTTTTTTGAGTGTTCGCGTATGTCTTTCATCGCCTCAGTCCGTTCCTGACGACTCCATTCATCGCAGGATGTCCAAGTGTGTATGACCTTCAGTGCAGTTCTTAGCTCGCTGATCTCGCCGATCTCGCTCATCTCCTTCTCCATTTGTCTAGTTTTGATCGTTTTCATATTGTTTCTTTTTTTGATTTAGTATCACTGTTGTGCAGTTCGTCTTTTTAAATTGGTGGACCCACTGGGACTTGAACCCAGACTCAACGGATTATGAATCCGCTGCTTTAACCATTAAGCTATGCGTCCTATTTTGAATTTTTGTTTAAAGTGGTGCTCCGAGCAGGACTTGAACCTGCGACCCACGGTTTAGAAAACCGTTGCTCTATCCGTCTGAGCTATCGGAGCTTATATAATAAGCAATATACGGTATTTTGGGGCTTTGTCAACAAAATACGAAAAATATAAAAATGGTACACCCTCTGGGACTTGAACCCAGAACCAATTGATTAAAAGTCAACTGCTCTACCGATTGAGCTAAGGATGCATAAAGTGCAAGGGAGTCGACCGCTACGCAATCCTTATCCTCATTATCAACCCCCGCCGTCGCAGAGGAATTACAAACTCGATCTAAATACCAATCCAAGAGTAGATCAGATTCTTAGACTTTTCGCCCATTTGTGCTTGTATCAGTGGCATGGCAGGTTAAGAACATTAGAGTTGTTAAAAATGGCTGCGAAGGCAGGGATCGAACCTGCGACGGGCGGTTTAACAGACCGCTGTTCTACCACTGAACTACTTCGCATAAAATGGAGCTTCCTGTCAGATTCGAACTGACGACTTCAAAATTACAAATTTCGCGCTCTACCAACTGAGCTAAGGAAGCATTAAAATGCGCCCAGGTATCTTTATAGTGCGCCCTGGGCTATACACTTTAAAAGTTTTGATTCACCCATTAAATGGTTGATTTTTTACAGACAATAATTAATTGCCTCCTGATGTAAGCGCTTACAGAGCAGGTAATCTTGCAGTATGACACGGGTCATTCACCATCGTTTAGGCCGCGAACCCTATGATGCCGTGCCTTCTTTCATTCTCGCTAATAGAACTTCTGCATGAATCAAATTTGGCGGAGGAAGTAGGATTTGAACCCACGGACGCTTTCACGTCAACTGATTTCAAGTCAGCCGCCTTAAGCCGCTCAGCCATTCCTCCTAAAAATAAACTATCAAAGACCAGCAACATTACTATAAATACAAAAAAAGAAATGTCAACCACAAAACTCAAAAACAAACAATAAAACCTGAACCATTACCCAGAAGCCCCAAAACATTGAAATCAACCCACTCTTCAGCTTCAAACCGAGTCCATTCATTTTGTTTCATAAAAAGATCAAGCATTAATTCATAATTATAAACCAACAGCCCATCTTGGGTGTGGCCCATTACAGCTTCATCTAAACCATCAAGTATAATAGCTTCCTCGTCTAACAAATGCCGTATCCTTTCGATTACCATACAACGAATACTACATACATATATGCAATTGTCAAGGGAAAATGTATTTTATTTAAAAAAACGTCTTTACCCCTGATTATGATCAACTGTTATTTCTGAGGGTGGCTTTGGGTTAGTCGGCAATCTTGTGGTATTTTATTTTTTTGGTTTTTAAAAGAGGGATTTGCTTTAATTTGCCAACAGCGGTTTTCTTTGAGGCATAACCACCTTTATTAATCGTTGCGTGTTTAAGATCCCGCCAAAACAACAGAAAAAATCTTTTCTGTACAAAAAATGTTGAACTGCCTGATAGAGTTGTCTGTTCTTTGATTCTGAATTTCCACATGTTTTATGTTACATCAGACAGGTCTGTTTTCAAAAAAACCTAGACTCCCTATAGTTCTATTTTGGATGAATTTTCTTGAAGTAGGTGAGAACTGTTTTCAAGCAACAAAAAGTCGCGCAATAAATCATCGAGGCTCAGAGGTCTAAACCCAGCATCAATAGGGCCAATAATACTTGAGAATAATCCAAACTTATCCGCTTTCCTATTAAACTCCTGAACTACATGAACGAGCATGTGAAAGTTTTGAGATTGGCTGATTGGGTATGAGCCTAACAGCGAAACTATCTCATTTTTAAAAGAGTGTGCGGTGTTAACATCCCAATTAAATGTTCCGTGTATTTCTTTCTCTAAAAGGTGAGGGTTTTTTATACTCATGGATAACCTCTTTTACACAAAAAAAAGCCCCAAAGACATAATATTAGACTTTGGGGCAAAATTTTGTACGACCTATATAGTAAAAGCACTCCACGCGATCAAGCTAAATGGGGGCGATATGTGTTACACTTAAAATATAAAAAAAAGAAAAAGAAATCTAAGAGCTAAAATACCAAAAAAGTGTAAAGAAAATTATGTTCAACGGCTCGGAAGAAACAAATATTATTTTACAAGACACTCTGTTGACGGGGATTACCAATGTCTCATTTGACTATCAAGTAGAGGAAGAGGCTGTGTTGTTGTTAGCTAACAGAGGTATCAATAGAAAAATAAACAAGGCTAGCTTAGCCTCATGCTCTATATCTAAAAAATGCATAGGTAGAGATTTTATTCAGGAGCTGACTGGGTACGCTAATCTTTCTGGGCAATTTATCTATGGTACGGGCGGTTTGAATTTTGACCAAGCAACGATCACAAACTATAAGATCTCTTTAGCTTCTCAAGACATACCAACACTCTCGGTGGATTTGAAAATTTATGGGGATTTAAAGCCCGCCACAGGGTTGAGGTTAAATTCTTCATACACGGATAATACTGGAGAAAATTTTGACCCGACCAGTATTGTTTTTAATTTAGACGACACTATATCGGCGGTCACTAGATTCTCTTACTCTGTGGACTTTGACTCCAGGCCGACTTATGAGATAGATTCAGTGAAATCTTCGTCATCTAAAATACTCACACCTATAAAGTATTCAGCTTCAGCAGATATCGAAATGATAGAGCAGGAGTTTGAAAATATGACAGGACTGCTGCAGAACGAAGAATTTAATAGGGATGTATCTTTTTCTTTGATCGATAATAATGGCGTTGTTTTAAATAGCTTTTCTGTGCCAAACGCTAGCTTAAAATCACAAAAGATTAGCGCAGCGCCGTCAGATACTATTCAAGTGTCTTTAGATTACGTCGGATATGGTTTAAATATACCAACAGGGATTGCCGCAAACTACCCCTCTTAAGCTTCGCCTGCATAACAGAAGCAGGTCTGTCTGCAGCTAATATTCAAATACTTTAGTTTAAATTTTTTGTATTTTAACGCATCTAGCGGAGCATGAAGGTTTTTGAAGTGTAATATATATCGAATGCCAAATTTAGAATTCAAACAGTTGAGTCATAAAGTAAGATTCAAGGAGCGTAAATTTAAATTTACTCAAAATCAGGTCGATTTCTTAAAAACAACTCTAGACCCAGAAACGAAGCTCATGTTTTTGGCTGGACCAGCTGGTACTGCAAAAACCTACATGGCCGTTTATTCGGCTTTGCAGCTGTTAATGGACGCTAACCTCGAAAAAGAAATTCTGTACATCAGGAGCATAGCTGAGAGCTCTCAAAAGGGCCTTGGTTCTCTTCCTGGATCTATCGAAGAAAAGTTTGGGGTGTTTGCTGGGCCATTTTACGACAAGCTAGAGGAAATGATGCATCCATCCGATGTAAAAACACTAAAAGAGAAGAATTTATTTGACTGCATCCCAGTTAATTTTGTTAGAGGGTCTAATTGGAATGACACTATTGTTATTATTGATGAAGCTCAGAACTTTTGCCATAACGAATTAATGACAGTCCTAACAAGAATTGGAGAAGATTCGAAAATTATTATTTGTGGCGACATGATGCAGAGTGATATTCGCAATAGTGGATTCGCTAATATATTTGACTCTTTCGATGATCAAGAATCCAAGGACAATGGAATTCACACCACAAGACTTGGAACTGAAGACATCAAAAGAAGCGAAATACTGAAATTTATAGTTTCCAAACTAGAAAAAAAATAAATTTTAAAAAATAATATCTTATTGTATCATAGGGTATGACTAAATTTTGTTTTCATTGTGGAGGTAAGCTAGAGTACTCTTTCAGCCCCCCTAATTTTTGCTCTCATTGCGGGCAAGAAACAGGGGCTAAAGGTGTAAAAAAACAAAAACCTTCTTTAAAGCCTGTTGTGACAAGAGCGTCAGAAGACTCAGAAGGTTATACCAACTCAGAATACATACCAAGCATCTCTAAGTTAGAATATGAGATTGAAGATTTTGGATCTAGTACCCAACAAACAATTGGCTCTCTTGGCGGCAAATCAGTCCCTAAGCGTCGCCTCAATAGTGTGAAAAGTATTGATGATCTATAATGCATTCCTTTGAAGATAAAATACAAGAGATAGAAGTTGCGTTAGAAAGAAAAAGATCAAAATGGGATTTAGATGCCGTAGCTTATATAGATTATGATGATATAAAACAAATCATCATGGCTCACATATATAAAAAATGGCATTTGTGGGATCAGTCTAAATCTGTAGAACCTTGGTTGAATAGGGTTGTATCTAATCAATTTAAAAACTTACTACGTAATCATTATGGTAATTTTGTGCGTCCGTGCTTGAGGTGCGAATTTAACAATGGCAGTGACGGATGCTCAAAAACAAGAAGCGGTATTCAGGAAAGCAGTTGCGGGGAATACAGACAGTGGGAACAAAAGAAAAAGTCAGCATACGATATCAAACTTGCTGTTACGATGGAAAATCATTATTGCGAAATGAAATCAAAGCAGGATACTTTTTTAGATTTAGAAGAGGCTACAAAAAAACTAACTAACGCCATGAGGCCGCATTTAAACGATAGACTTTTTCAAGCTTTTAAAATGCTGTTTGTTCAAAATAAAAGCGACGAAGAGGTGGCTAAATATTTGGGGTTTAAAACAAACGAAAAGAAAAGGTCAGCTGGTTACAAGCAAATCAAAAACTTAAAGAAAATATTTCACGTTAAGGCTAAGCAAATTTTAGAAGAAAAAGATATATTATGATAGATTTATCCGAAGAACAAAAAGATTTAATATTAAAGAGTTTTAGGTCTGACCCTAATATCATAAATATAACGAGAGCTGTGTTTAAAGATGATAAGCTTGATGGGCGATCCAAAGAAGGTCGTACGGTTACAAAGTTTCTAGCAAAAAACGGCTACCAAGCAAAAACAACGAAGCACAATAAGGCGGAAGACATAAATCTTACAGAAGAGCAATTATCTGAAATCGAAGAACTCAAGATGGACGGCATGAATACGTCCGAAATAGCTGATATAATATTCAATAGAAAAACCAAGAGGCTATCTAAGGAGTGGCGTGTTATTAACGAGCTGGTCAACCAAGAAAGAGAAGAGGAAAAAGAAAAAGGCCAAGATTCTTCTGGAAACTACATTGCACCACAAGCTATCTCCAGATTAATTAAAAAGATCAACGACTCAACTGGCTTCGGGCTGGAAGACGGAAAGCTATCTAGAACAGCGCGCACTTGTTGCGATAAGTTGCGAATAAATCTTAGTAATTCTAGATTTGTTGCTATTGTTAATAATTATATCAACCCCAGAGATAAAGAGCTGTTTGAGCAGGAATTTATACGACTTACTTGGGATAAGCCAGACTTAACTGCGGACGAATTAAATCTGTATATGAATGTGGCTAAGGAAATCATTAATCTAGAATTAATCACTGGCCATTTGCAGAAGTTAAACGAAATGTTTGATAATGCTGACCAAGATGAGATGACAGTCAGATTAGCTGAAATTATTAAAGCTAAAAGCTCTGAATACCACCAGTGTGAAACTCGCATCGAAAACTTAACAAAGAAGCTTCAGGGCGACCGTGGTGCGCGTTTAGCAAATCAACAAAAGGATACAGCTTCGTTTTTAGCTATTGTCCAATTATTCCAAGAAGAAGAAGAAAGAAAAAACATGGTCAAGATAGCTGAAATGCAAAAACAAGTAATCAAAAAAGAAGCCGAGCGTCTAGAAGGAATGGCTGCTTGGAAGGCGAGAGTCCTAGGGATTGGAATTGAAGATGTCTTATAAATGCAAAGAATGCGGATTAGAATTCACTTCTGAAAAATCCCTACATGGACATCTCAAAGCTCATAAAATTTATGTGGCAGATTACTATGTGAAACATTACCCGCGTTTCAATAAGCTTAATGGTAACCCTCTCCCGTTTAAGAAGAAAGAAGAATATTTTGAGAATGATTTTATTAATAGGTCTCAATTAGTTGCTTGGTGCAAAAAATCCGACCCCACTGAGGTTAAAAAATATATAATTGAATTAACCAAAAGAAGAATCAAACAAAAGAATTATAAAAATGCACCATTCCATCTTGAACTTTTAAAAAAACAATTGCCAGACTTAGATGTTTTTAAAGAGCATTTTGGTACATACACAAAAGCTTGCGATGCAATGGGGGCTAAACCAATATTTTACAAAGGTATGCCTAAAGAATTTAAAGAAGATGTTGATGTCGAAGTGTTAATCGACACTAGAGAGCAACAGCCATTAGAATTTCCCAAATCCCAAATTTTAAAATTAGATTTTGGAGATTATACATTAGGTGGTAAGGATTTTTCTAATACATTTGTAGACAGAAAGAGTTCTGGCGATTTTTTATCCACCTTTGGTGGGCAGGTTGATAGGTTCAGGAAAGAAATGAAAAGATGCGTAGAGCTTGATAGTTACATGTATATAGTTATAGAAAAATCAATAAAAGCAATTGAAAAGGAAGCTGTTTTTACAAGAGGTAGAAGAGCGCCAAAACTGAGTTGGGTATTCTCTAATATGATTTCAATCCAGCACGAGTTCGCTGGGAATTGTCAATTTATTTTTACTAACAACAGGGCGCATAGCGAAGAAATTATTCCAAAGCTTTTATATTTAGGTGACAAGCTTTGGGATGTAGATGTACAATATTTTTTAGATAAGGAGCAAATATGAGTTGGGATACGGGAAATCAAAAACCGCTAGATAGGGAGGATACAAATAAACAGATTTTAGATCTTGATGGCTATCTTGAGGATAACAAGGCTAAGTATTACTTGTACAAGTTTTTAAAAGAGAACGTTACATTCACAACAGAGCTTATGACTGGCGTTGAATTGTTCCCTTTCCAACACATGGCTGTAAAGGCTATGATGGAGAATGATTACTTTTTAGGTATATGGTCGCGTGGTATGTCTAAGTGCAGCCATTACGAATCTTTAGTGTGGTCAGAGCGGGGATTAAAAAAAATCATAGATTTAAACATTGGAGATAAGGTTTATACAGAAGATGGCAGCCTTCAAAAAGTTATCAACAAAACGGTAAACGATGAAGACAAGACATATAAAATAACTACTCAGCATGGGTTTATTTCAGAGGGATTAGATTATCACAGAGTTTTGGTTTTAACAAAGGACTTGGAAAAGGTGTGGAAATTCTCTAAGGATATCGCCGAAGGAGAGCACTTGATGTGTAGAAAAGACTTTGGTCTTAATAAAATTCAAAAAAATATATTCGATGGGTTTAAATTTCAAAATGATGTTAAAAACAACAACAAGCCTAAAGAACTCAATATTTATGGCCCTAGCTTAAAAGAGTGGTACTACTTTTTTGGATTGCTTATAGGAGATGGATGTATGTTAGAAAAACCTTACGGCATTAATATAACATCCATAGACGAAGAAACTAAAACATTTCTTTCAAAGTTTTCTGAAAGACTAAATATTCATTTGTCTAAAATAGGCAATAATAAAGACTTTAGATTATATTCTAAGGAATTGTATTTTTTACTAACTCATTTAGGATTTAAAAAAGTTTTAGCTTATGAAAAAATTATACCCGAAATTTTATTAGATAATTCTCAGGAATGTTTGACTGAGTTAATTAAGGGTCTGTTTGACGCTGATGGTTATGCCTCTATAACAAGAAATAAAAAGAAAAATTCAATTACTGGTAGGATTGGATTCACAAGCACGAGTAAAACATTAGCAAACCAAGTTCACAATCTACTTCTGCAATTCAGTATTGTTGGAACTAATAAAATTAGTTTTAAGGGTGGTGTTTCCAAATTTCAAACAGGAGAACATGAATGTCGCAAAGCGTGGTCTGTCAGAGTAACAAATTCTTTAGATGTCCGAGCATTTTATGAAAGAATTGGATTCAACATAAATAGAAAACAAGCCAAGCTAAAAGAATTATTGGACAATAAAACCTTTGAGCCTTGTGAATATTTGCCGCTTGTAGGGTGCTATTTAGCAAAATTACATAAAGCTAAATCAAAAGAAGGTGTTGTATTTACGCCCAATATGTCTAAGCTTAAAATCAAACAAGCTATTGACCGCGAACTACTAGAAAAAGACTTGGAATGGGTTTTGGAGGATAATTTGTTTTTATCCAAAGTGGAATCTATAGAAGAGTCAAAAGCTGTAACGGTAGATATCACTGTCGAAAATAAACATTGTTACATTAGCGATGGAATCGTTAATCATAATTCATTTTCTACGGGTATTTTTGCCTTGCTAGACGCTATGCTAAACCAAGGGGTTCATATAGGTATTATCTCTAAATCTTTTCGGCAATCAAAAATGATTTTCCGTAAAATTGAAGATATATCTCTAGATAAAAAAGCAGAATTATTTAGACAATGTATAGGTAAGGTTAGCAAATCAAATGATGAGTGGTCGATGCAGATCGGCAAGAGCAGAATCACAGCCCTACCTCTTGGCGATGGCGAAAAACTTCGTGGTTTCCGTTTTCAAAGAATCATTGTTGATGAGCTTTTGCTTATGCCAGAAAAAGTTTTGAACGAAGTTATTATGCCTTTCTTGGCTGTTGTAGAAAACCCACAAGAAAGACAAAAAATTAGCGATGCGGAAGATGCTATGATTGCTGCTGGCAAAATGACAGAGGAGGAACGCACAGAATGGCCTTCTAATAAAATGATAGGGCTTTCGTCAGCATCTTACAAGTTTGAATATTTATATAAAATGTATCAGGCTTATGAAAATATGATCTTTAATCCTGGTGCTAAAAACCAAGGCAGAAGATGTATTATGCAGTTTAGCTATGATTGCGCTCCAAAGGCTTTGTATGATGAAAATCTTATCACCCAAGCAAGGGGAACTATGAGTCAGTCTCAAATTGATCGAGAGTTTAATGCTCAATTTACAGATGACAGCGCTGGTTATTTCAAGATAAGTAAGATGTCTGAATGCACTATCGAAGATGGTGAATCTCCAGCAGTTGAGGTAGCGGGAGAAGAGGGTTCCGAATACATACTAGCGTTTGACCCATCATGGTCCGAATCTGAAGCTTCTGATGATTTTGCTATGCAGGTTATTAAGCTAATACCAGAAACGAAAAAAGGCGTTGTAGTACATAGCTACGCTCTTCCTGGAACGAACTTAAAAAAGCATATGACTTACTTTAAATACATTATTGATCATTTTAATGTAATTATGATTGTGGGTGACTATAACGGCGGCGTACAATTTATGAATTCTTGTAACGAAAGCGATTTATTTAAGAAAGATAAACTAGAAATAGGTATGTTTGATGCTGGTTTAGATAACCCGCATGATTATGTAAAAGATCTAAAAGAGGCGAGGAGAGGTTATAATGTATCAAATAAAACTATTTGTTACTTAAGAAAACCAACTTCTGTTTGGATTAGAAATGGTAACGAAATGTTGCAGACCGCTTTCGATAGGAAAAAACTTTATTTTGCAGCCACAGCTATGGATGACAATTATTCGATGCAGAGAGCTAAAAAAATACCAATAAAAGATTTAAAATTCTCTAAATACGAAGATGAAAAGAATGCTGGCGCAAAAATGATTGAATTTATCGAACACCAGAAAGACATGATCGACTTAACGAAGGCTGAATGTGCTTTGATTCAAGTTTCTAGTTCTAATGGCGGTACTCAAAGTTTTGATTTACCAAGCAACTTAAAAAGACAGAAGGGGGTGGATAGACCAAGAAAGGATTCTTATTCAGCTCTAGTATTAGGCAACTGGGGAATGAACATATATTACGACATGATGGACACACCAGAGGAAACCAATTACGGCTTCACTCCTATGTTTATTTAAAAAAAGTTAAAAAAGTGACTTTTAAATTGTGTAAAGTAACTTATAATACATCATGCCCAAAAGAAAATACACAAAAAAATCCGATTATTGGAACAACTTTAAAAGGGTTGCCCCAGAGGCTCCAAATTTTCAAGAAGTGGTCGAGCCTGCTACAATGGGCGAGGCATACCATGTTTCTCAGGGGTCGTACAATCGATCTGGCTCTGTGAGTAATCTCTCATCGTCCACTACAAGCGCAAGAATAAACAGGTCTTCTGTTACGGCTCCCATGAACAAGTTTAGTCAAATAAGAGCTGGGATGCTCCCCTACGAAATGGCTTCTGATGGAGCTAATGTTAGGGACGCTATTGAACTCTGCCAAAAGGCTTATGCTAATGTGCCTATCTTTAGAAATACTATTGATATGATGTCTGAGTTCGCGAACGCAGAACTCTATTTAGAAGGAGGCAACTCAACTTCTAGAAAATTTTTCGAAAAGCTTCTTGATCGGATTAAAATTTGGGATCTTAAAGATCAGTACTTTAGAGAGTATTATAGAAGTGGAAATATTTTCCTATATAGAGTGGACGGCAAATTCAATATAGAAGATTATAAAAAGTTTTCTCAAACCATGTCAGATGGGCCTTCTTTAAATAAGTTCCCATTAAAATATGTTGTTTTGAATCCTTTCGAAATAGTAGCCAAGCGCAGCACCGTATTCAACACAAAAGATGGAGGTTACGCAAAAATCCTCTCTGAGTTCGATATAGAAAGATTAGCTAGTCCTAAAAACGATTATGACAAGGCTGTTTTTGACGCCTTAGACCCAGAAGTCAAAGAGCAAATTAAGGGCGGCGCTTATTTTAAAGACGGGCTTCAGATAAATTTAAAAAGCGAAAAAATGTCTTATAGTTTTTACAAGAAACAAGATTACGAACCATTTGCTATCCCGTTCGGTTATCCAGTTCTTGAAGACATAAACGCAAAGATGGAAATGAAGAAGATGGACCAAGCTATCATGAGGACGGTTGAAAACGTAATCCTTATGATCACAATGGGTGCGGAGCCAGATAAAGGAGGCATTAATCCCAATAACGTGAAGGCCATGCAGACTCTTTTTCAAAACGAATCTGTTGGCCGCGTTTTAGTTTCCGACTACACAACAAAAGCAGATTTTGTTATTCCAGATATTAATAAGGTGGTTGGTCCTGGCAAGTACGAAGTTATCAATCAAGACATCAAAGATGGCTTACAAAATATAGCGCTGAATGACGATAAGTACAATGGCGCTGAAATGAAAACTCGTGTATTTCTGGACAGACTCAAGGAAGCTCGTGAGGCATTTATCCAAGACTTTTTGCAGCCAGAAATTCGTAGAATTGCTTTAGACTTGGGTTTTAGATCCTACCCAACTGTCAAGTTTAAAGATATAGATTTGCGTGACGAAACTCAATTAATGAGAGTCGCCACAAGGCTTATGGAGCTTGGTCTTATTACCGCAGAACAAGGAATGGAACTCTTTCAAACTGGTAAATTTCCATTAGCGGAAAATCTAGAAAAAGCTCAACAAAAATTTGTAGAACAAAGAGAAAAGGGTTATTTCAACCCAATAGTTGGCGGAGTTCCTATGATTGATCCAGAAACTGATAAAGAAGAATCAGCAAAAAACAGCAACCCAACAAAAGGTATGTCGGGTCGCCCAGAAGGTTCAAAAGATCAGTTTTCTAGGGAAAATATACAAGGCACTATTTATGAAATAGAAGCATTGAACTCTATAGCTAAAGAAAAAATGCTAGAAAAACTAAACATAGAATCTCTTAACGAAAACCAAGAAAAAATGATAAGCCAATTATGCGAATCTGTTATTTGCGCATCGGAAAAAGAAAATTGGACAGAAACCGTTGCTTCTTGTGTAAATGATTTTAGTGAAATCGAAAAACTAGGCTCACTGGAAGGCGTACTTAGTATTTCAGAAGCGCACAGATTAGAGATTTACCCTTCAGCAATTTTACACCATTCAAAATGAAAGAAATTAAAACCCCACTCGTGGCGAATATAAATCGCTCTAACGGAGATTTAGAAATCTCGATTGCTAAAAAATACAGCGAAACAGAGGAATCT